GCCGCTCGATCAGCGTTTCGGTGTCGGTCACCGTGGAGTCTCGAAGGGGCTCTGGGGCGGCAGCAGCAGCAGGTACTCGTCGAGACAGGTCAGGCATGACGGGTGCGTGTGTGCCGGGTCGTCTGAGCCGTCGAACATGAGTAGGCGCACCGCGTACCGTGTCGGCCCTCCGCAGCGTGTGCAGGGCATCGGCTCGGCGTCGAGGTAGCCGAGCTTGATGGCCCAGCGCGGGTCAGTCAAGGCGGCTCACCGGTCGAGCTGCCGGTGGTTGAGTTCGTCGCAGATCGCTTGGACGAGGGTCTGCCCGTGGTCGAGCTGGTACTGCTCGCGGGTGTACCAGTCGGGGGCGCGCCAGACGAAGGGCTGGCCGTCGAGGTCGCAGGTGGCGGTTCTGGTGTCGGGGTCGTAGGCGATCTGGATCGCGCTCATGTTTTGTTCACGCGCGCGCGCGAATACACGATCAGGGCGCTCCTGTCAAGTCGATCTCGTACGCGCCGGGGAGGATCTCGATCAGGGGCCTGCCCGCCATGCGCCGGTTGGCGTTCGCGAGCCGGACGCAGTCCTCGCAGATCGGGCGCAGGATCGCCCGGGCGGGATCCCCGCCGAGGTCTGGGGGCCTGTTCGAGACGGGATCGATCGGGATCGAGGGGACACGCTCGGGCGCGAAGGCGAACCGCTTGCCGCAGCTCCAGCAGGGCCCCATGGCGTAGAAGCCGCCGTTCATCGCTTCTTCGTCCCGTACATGAACTCCCGCCTGAGCATGTGCGCGAGCATCGGCTCGCCGCGCTGGTAGCGGGAGGTGACCTGCGCCATCACTTCGATCATCGCTTCGTCGGGGATCTGCTCGACGGTGCGCAGCGCGGGGGCGCGGAGGTGTGCGGCGGTGACTTTCCGGCCGGACTCCGACAGCGTCCACAGGCGCTCCTTGTCGTCGAAGGCGACCATCCCGTACCGCTTCATCCACGCGAGCCGGATCGTGATCGAGCGCGTGTCGCCCTCGTCGAATCCGAGCAGCTCGGCGAACTCGCGAGCGCCGACGCCGCCGTTGGTGGATTCTTCGGCGAGCCGGTACATGATGTCGATGTCGCGGAAGTCGTACAGGGTGGCGTGCTTGTCAGCCATCGCCGACCCGTTTGAAGATCAGCGCTCCGGCGGGCCCGCGGCGGTGGAGCACGAGCAGGTTGCGCTGGTGCATCTCTTTCAGCGTGTCGAGGACGCGCGCCCGGCCGATGACGGCGTTGCCGTTGGCGCGCACGCCGCGGAACACGTCGGCCGCGCCGAACCCGTTCGGGTACTCCTTGGCGTGCTTGTTCAGGTACTCGGTGATCTGCTCGATGGAGCGCTCGATCGGGATCGTCTGCCCTCCCGAGCGTTTCACCGTTTTCGGGGCCGGTGGGTTCAGCTTCTGGATCGCGCCGTCGAAGCGCTTGAGGCGCGACAGCAGCTCGTCGCGTTCGGCGTCGACGTCGGCGAGCCGGGCGCGCACGGTCGCGGCCTGCTTCTCGATCGAGGCGACCAGGTCGTCGAACTCGTCGCTCATTGATTCCCTCCCTTGGTTGACCAAGGGGAGCGTATCGCACTTGGTAGGCTGTTTCCTACTCGGTGCGTGCGAACGCCTCCGGGTTGACCAGGCTTCGAGGGCCCCCCGCAAGGAGGGCCCTCAGCCTTTCAGGTGACCTGGCCGTCGCGAACGTGAACGACGATCGAGCCGTCGGGGCACTGTTCGCGGATCCAGGCGAAGCGCCGCCACTTCTCTTCGTACTCGTTGAGGGCTTGCAGCGCGGTGACGAGCGAGCCGAACGTGCGGGGCTCGGGCTCGTCCTCGTTGCCGCTGTCGACCACCAGTGAGAAGGGGCGGTTCATCGCTGGTCGAAGCAGGCGAGGCAGAGGAAGGTCTTGCCTCCGCGCGAGCGGCAGTGCTGCATCTCGCCGCACCCGGCGCAGCACGTCCATTTCGCCCACGCGCCCCAGCCGATCCAGGCCTTGCGCGCTTCGGCCTCAAGCGTCGTCATCGACCCAGCCCTCCTTGCGCGCGACCTCATCCATCCGCTCCTCGATCGCCTGGCGCAGCGGGCCCCAGGTCATCGAGGTGAGCTGCCTCGAAGTGACCACCAGGATCCCGTCGGCGTCCCGCGCGAGCGAGGCCGCGTAGATCGGCTCGTCGGGGTCGAAGCCGTGCTCGTCGGGCTCGGCCGTGAACAGCACGGTCGCGTGCTCGCCGTCGAGCTTGGTGGCGGCCATGATCTGGTCGGTGTTGATCCCGAGCGCCTCCGCGAACTCCGCGAAGTCGACGCCGGGACGCCACTCCTGTCTGTGTCTCACAGTGCCTCCTTGTCGAATTGACCGAGACACATTTTACCGCACCATTCAACCTGTCTTCAGACGGGGCAACTGAATTACACGAGAAATCCCTGCACGCGCAATCTCGAGTCTGGCTCAACCAAGCCATCCGAAGAATTTACAAAGGTGTCCAGGAGGGCAACATGACGTTCACCAAGCTGGAGCTGCTCACCGGGGTGATCGCGGTGTGTTTCGTCTGCTTCCTGCTCTGGGGCTCCGGGTGGCTGAACTGATGCCCGCCAAGAGCCGTCGCCAGCAGAAGTGGGCGTTCGCGGTGAAGGGCGAGAAGTGGGCGAAGGCGCACCACTTCGACGAGCTGGCCGGAGGGAAGAAGAAGGCCTCGACGCCGCAGAAGCCGAAGCCGCGCAAGAGGAGGATCAAGTGACCGACCCGATCGGGCTCAACCACCCCTTCAACGCCTACGTGGTGGAGGCCGACGGCAGCAAGGGCCAGTTCGTCGGTGGCAGCTACGACGACATCAGCGCCGTCACGGTCGCTTCCGCCGTCTACCAGGCCAAGCAGCAGACCTCGCCGAACGTGCCGTTCGCGATCGGCGTCTTCGACTCGACCGACGCGCTGATCGCCTGGGTCGGAACGGCGACGGTCTAGGGCGACCGCCCCGCCCCGGGGTTGGTTCGCCGTCGACGCCGCAGAGTCAGCTTCTCACCCTCGCGCCGGGCGGGACGGTCTTCTTGTAGTCGCGCGCGCGCGCGAGGGGTCTTACGTCCCCGACCAGGGAGGCAGCCCGTGAAGGTGCTCCTCGTCATCTGCGTCGTGGCGCTCGCAGCAGCGCTGACTGCCAAGGCCAGAGGGGGAGGTGACCCGGGATGGCTCTGGCGCTCCTTCATGTGCATTCACAGATACGAGGGCGACTGGAACGACCCCGGCGGCCCGTACTACGGCGGGCTGCAGATGGACTACACGTTCCAGCGCACCTACGGCCCAGAGTTCCTGCGGGCCTATGGGACGGCGGATAACTGGCCCCCGGCGATCCAGATCACGGTCGCCATGAGGGCCTACCTCTCCGGGAGGGGGTTCGGCCCCTGGCCCAACACCAGGAGGCTGTGTGGCGTCTGACGTCAGTCTGCTCGACCCGGAGACGTACAAGCGTTTCGCCGAGGTGTACGGCCGCAAGGTCGACGAGCGCAAGGCCGCGATTGCGCACCCGGCGGGCCTGCTCGATTTCGCGCTCGCCGTCGACCCGAAGACGGGGGAGCGGTTCACGTTCACCCTCAACGACCCGGAGGCGGGCTGGTACTGGCAGCGCGCCGTGCTCGACCAGTGGATCGCTCACCCGCTGAACCTGGTGCTGAAGGCGCGGCAGATCGGGATCACCTGGCTCGGCGTCGGCTACGCGCTGTGGAAGCTCTTGACGATGCCGGGCACCCGGGCGCTGATCGTGTCGATCAACGAGGACGAGGCGATCAAGGTCGTGAACCGGGCCTTCGACATGTTCAACTCGCTGCCCGACCATTTGCGTTTCGAGGCGAAGATCACCAAGCCGACCCGGGACGCTCGACCATCCACGCTGATCGAGTTCACGTTCCCGGACGGGCGGATCTCCAGCGTGGTCGGCCTGCCCAGCACCCGCCGGGCCGGGCACGGCGAGACGGCCACGCTGGTTCTGCTCGACGAGTACGCCCGCCACGAGTACGCACGCGAGTCGTGGAAGGCGACGTTCCCGACCGCCGACAACGGCGGCCAGATCCTTGTCATCTCGACGGCGAACGGCGTCTCGAACGAGCAGTCGGGCGAGGGCAACTTCTTCCACCACCTGTACGTGAACGCGGAGGCGTACGGGATCGAGACGCAGTTCCTCGGCTGGGACTTGCATCCCGACCGCGACGAGGACTGGTACTCCTCCCACGCCCGCTCGCTGCCTCCGGCCGATCGGGCCGAGCAGTTCCCGCGCTCGCCCGAGGACGCGTTCATCAACACCGGCGAGTGCTGGTTCGACCTGGAGGCTCTCGCCTGGTATTCGGAGAACGCGGTGATGCCGGAGGAGACGCGGATGCGGTTCCGCGTCGACGAGACGGGCGGCAAGGCGAAGGTGAGCTGGGAGGCGCAGGGCCCGATCCGCGTGTACGCGAAGCCTGACCCGGCGCGCTCGTACGCGATCGGCGCGGACGTCGCCACCGGCCGCGGGCTCGACTACTCGTGCGCGTACGTCGTCGACCTCACCACGATGGCGCTCGCGGCCGAGTGTCACGGCAAGCTCGACGCCGACGAGTACGCCGAGCAGCTCCACTACCTCGGCCGCTGGTACGGCACGGCGAGGGTCGCGGTGGAGATGGGCGGCGGCTACGGCGAGCCCGTCGTGATCTCGCTCCGGGACGGCCGGAAGGGCAGGCCCCACTACCCGAAGCTGTACCGGCACACGATCGGCGACCGGCCCGACATGCACAAGCTGGAGAACTACGGCTTCCCGATGAACCTGAAGACCCGCCCTCAGGTCATCAACCAGATCGAGCAGGCGATCCGCGAGCGTTCGCTGCCCGCGATGACGCGCTCGCTCGTGATGGAGCTGCGCACCTTCGTCCGGCAGGACACGCTCCCGAGCCCCAGGGCCCTGGACGGCTCCAACGACGACCGGGTGATGGCGCTCGGGATCGCCCTTGAGATGTACCGCCAGTACGGCACGCACGAGAAGCGGGTCAAGCACACCGTGCGCAAGGCCCGGCCCCACGCCTACCCGTGGCAGCAGAAAAGGAGAGTCGCATAGTGAGCGAATGCGTGTTGTTCGCCGGGCATCGCAGACGGCATCACCAGCAGTCGACGTGTCGTCGGGGCCACGCCCTGAGCGGCGAGAACCTCTACCTCTGGTGGGACGAGCGACGGCACGGCTACCGCCGGATTTGTCGGGCGTGCCAGAAAGCGAGGAGTACGAATGTCCATGCTTGACTTTGCAGGCGCGCTCGGCGGCGCACCCGGCGCGGGGGCCCCCGACCTCGGCGGTGGCACGCCGCAGACCGATCTCGGCGGCGGCCCGCCGAGCGACCAGGGCGGCCAGGGCGGCTTCTCGAACTCGATGGAGGCGCTCGA